TAAGATTGTCAACCATACCTTGAATAGCAAGGTTCTGATCAAAGGTAGTACCGGCTATAATAGTATTGACAGTGTTAGCGTTTGTTTGATTCTCAGTAATTTTGGTGTTGAAATCAACAAACATTTGAGCAGCAGTTTGAGAAAAGGCACTTAAGTCCTTAAACGTTTGCTGCTGTTGAGCGGCAAGAGTCCGATCGTTTCGTGTTTGGATGTCGAAATCACGATCAAGTGCTTGTTTGTAAAGACGACGGCTTTCAGTTTCAAGTTTGAAGTTAGTCTCCCGACTCATCTCCTCTTGCTGTTGAGCAAGCTTTTGAGCCCGTAAATACAAATCAGCGTTTCCTTGCCGGAACTGTTCAGCCCGCTCTTTACCACGAATGGTTCGTTGAGTTTCTTCTTTGATTTTAGCGGCTTCATCAGGGGCTTGGAGTTGGTAATCCCTAAAGCTCCCCTGTGAAGCAAAACTTTGAAATTTAGACATAGGTTTACTTTAAGGATTTAATAGAGTTTCATCCCTGATGAAAATGCGCTTGGATTAAACGTTACGTTAGAAGCAACATCACTATAATTGGGTGTGTTAGATCCACCACCGCCACTAAAACCACCGCCGCTACCAAAACTGCTCTGAATTGATGCACCCATCTGAGCGCCACTCGTAGCACCCCCAAGGACACTAGAGAACATGTTTTGTTGCATTGCTACTTGTGCCATTGGCGGAGGAGGTGTTCCAGGTTTAAACACGTCTTGATACTCTGGACGTGGTAGAGCCAACGGAACAGGCAACGGAGGAGCAATTTCAGGTTTAAGTCCAATACGATCCGCAGCATTTATAGCCGCTTGAGTAGCTTGTTGTTGAATCTTAGCACGTGCTGCCATATCACTCAGTTGAGCACTTTCTCTACTTGACTCAAAACCGGCTTTATCGACAATAAGCTGTAGATTCATTTTGTAAAGCTGTTGATCTGTAGCTTCAAGGTTATACATCAGATCATCAATAATAGCAGCTTGACGTGCTCCTGATTCTGCTATCATACCTTGAATCTGTTTACCAGCACTACGTCCAGAGACACCACGAGCTTGGGCAGTTCCCGCTGCTTTAAGAGCTGCAATACGAGTAGCTTGTGCTTGTGTAGTTGCTGCTCCCACTGCTTGACGTTTTTTTAAACCAAGGCCAGCAGATGCTGCTCCGTAATCCAGTAACGTGTCTACTTCATTAAAGGAAATAGAAAGTAGTTGCTCATGCAGTAACCTGTCTTGATCTACAAGTGCAGCCTTGGTCGCTAGTTCATTAAAGCTTTGTTGTTTAACTGCCCCTGAAACTTGAGCATCGTAAACCCGCACGTCTTGATTATATTCATAGGCACGAATGCCCATCCCATAATCATACTTTTGATTACGCTCAGCTTCTTGAAATTGAAGATTAGCTTCGTTATTACGTTTACTGATTTCCAGTCCTTCAACAGCGTAATCATATTGACGCTCCTGTTCTTGAATTTGAAAATCGTAAACTTTTCTGTTATATTCGTTTTGCCGTCCAGCGGCTTCCTCGGCTTGGCGGTTCTGTGAACGAGTACTGACAGCACTACCAATACCACCCAAAACAGCCCCGGCGATTGCTCCCCAGACCATACTCAGACCCTCCTATAGAAACGTGGTGTGTAATTACCTTCCCACATCATTGCATTGACTGCAACAGGAAATGGTGAATTGTTAAACATTTTTAATCTAAAATTTTCTGTACGTTGATGGATAGGAATAGTAAATACTGTTTCGTTGTCTAGGGGGACGTCATTAGCCAAATAGGTATTGGCTTCGATAACAGGTTGAACAGTAAACCAATCTTTAATGTAGAACTTAATTACTGCATTATTAGCAGGTGCTGAACTAAAGACAATCGTGGTATCGTTAGTAAAACTAAAAGCAGTTTCATTAACACCGTTAACCGTCACTAGAACGTCAGACCTATCGACATAATCAAGATCACGCTTATTAAAGGTGTAGGTAGTTGTAGAACCATCACCAGTAAACTTAACTTCATAAGGCAGCCTACCCCGTTGTTCTAGTTTAAAGCTCATCATACCAGACAAACCAACTGCAAACTTCATACGCGCAATCGTAAGATTAGCAGTAAAGTCTGAAACACGTGGGTCAGGTCTGAAGTAAGTTCTAGGTAGTTCAACATCAAAGTTGTACTTGAATCCTACAATGACATCGCTAGCGACGCTGGTGAGATCTTTAGTAGGTACGATGAAGTAAGGACCAGTACCATCAGAATCACGCTCAGGTGTAATGGTAAAGCCAGATTCAACAAACGAACCAGAACTAGTATTACCTTTGATAACAATAATAGGTGTCAACGAAGACACATCATTGTAAGGTAGGTAGCACTTAGATAGTTTATTAACCGAATCATACACAACGCTAGAAGCAGTTGCATACAGGTCAACACATGGGTTCACCTTTTGACTCTGGTTATTGACAATAATAGCTTGTTCCGGGCTCTGACTAAGAGCAGCTTTTGACAACACATACTGATTACTTTGCTTAGTAACAGCATACATGTCATCAGAATTTGTCGTAATAAACTGGACCGTACCAGGCATTAACCAGCTAAACCAAGCTTCCATTAGATTCTCCTTACCGTCGTTGTAATAACGATAAAGGAAAACCTCATTCAATGCTTGCCCAGTCATAGCAATCAAAGAGTTTTGTGGACTAGCAATCAACTGATCAATGTCAGGAGAGATCCACTCTTTGACAATTCTAGATAGGTCAAGTACTTGGGGGTTCTCTTGTTGACCCCTAGTGATCATACTAAACACCCTTGAATATCCAGGAGTTTTAGTAATAAAAGTGAGGTTTGTACCTACGTCAACAGGCTCAATAGTTCGGTCCATCTGATAGTTAGACAGTGCCCGAATGGTTGCTAAAGAAGGAGTAAGTACCCCAGCGTCAGCAAACAACACAAACTGTTGGTTTTCAGAGAACAGGATTACACCTTGGGCTGTTGGGAGTGCTGCGTGTAAAGCAGTTGGTTTAGTGGATGAACAGCTAATATCAATAGGATCGCTTTCAATACTTGTCTGAGCAGACTTAAAGTAGAAATTATAAAAATCTCCAGACTGACTCATAATCACATTATCATTAGACAAGAAACCAAGTCTATTGTTGTGATAGAAACCAGCAGTAATTTTTTGACCCACAAAGCTAGGTTGGGGGTTAGTTTCATCATCACCTACTAACCTAGGTTCGTAAGTAATTTGCCGGAAAGTGAACGTATCAACAGCAGTGTTAATAAGTTCATGGGGCATAGTGCTGGCAGTCAAACCGGGTGAAACATTGGGATCAATGGTTTCTTCCCAATAACCCTCACCACTCACACCATCATGTGCTACAAATTTAGCCCAGTAAGCGTCAGCCGCAGAATCTGTGTTGATAACTTTAAGGATACGATCTTGAACTGATTTCAAAGGTAAATTACCAACACTGGCAACCTCATCCTCAACAACTGTCATACCTTTATTATCCAGACCGCCCTCAGCATGGACATCAATTACATAGGTGGGGCTATAAATCTCCAGTGAATTACTCAGTCTGGTAACAACCAGTGTAGCGTGATCGCCAGTCATGGCATTAATATCAGCTTCTAAATCACTTAGAATTGTGTTAGCATCAGCTGAAGAAGGTGTGGTGTAGGTAGCGGTCCTGGTGGTTGACCCGATGGTAATATCAATAGTATAAGTGGTACTAGATGTTACATATTGAAGTTCAACTGAAGCGTGACGGTGTAGATTATAAGATGCGTTAGCTTGTGCTGTAACAGTAAAGGTATCGTTAATAACAATAGAAGTATCTTGAACGGTAATAATTTTATACCGTTCTCCTGTACCGTTCAAATAATTTACCGCTCCAGTACCATACGTTACAGTACATGCGTTTCCAGTAACAGCATTCCAAATTTTAATGTTACCATTATAGATAACACCCACATATTCTTCATCGTCATCACGTTTGATGTAGAACCATTTCCCATCATCATACGTACTACCAGTACCAAGGTTGGCAATGTGTTCAAATCCAGGTCGCTTAGTTAAACCATATGTAGCATCAGGAAATCCGTTGTAGCACTCACGGACTTGACCTGGCAACATTTTATCATCTGATTGTTTAGAGACGCCACCAAGGTAGCTGTTGATCCGTTGAGTAACTGAAGCCATTTATCTATAAAGTGCAGTGTACGGTTTGTATCCAGTGTAGGTATTAGTTTTACCAGAGTGACCGAAGTAAGTATAGTCACCTTGATTACACTCATACTCCATCGCCATTGCCCTTGTAAACGCTTCTTTTTGTTGAAGGATCTGATACTGCGTACCGTCTCCTACAATGCGACTGGAGACCGTAGAGGCTGCTCTGGCGGTGATAAAATCAGCAATAGGTGTGGGGATATCAACCCAGTCAAATAGCCAGGTAATATCACACTCTACTTTGTCAGTAAACGTATAGGTGTGGTTAGCTTTGTCGTACAGCTTACCACTACGTCTGATAACATCTTTATCCATGTTAGCAGCATTTTGACTCAAGTCAATCTGCAGCATATTATTAGGAATAAGAATTTCGTTGTTAGTGTCAGGAGTCATTTCATAATTGTACTCCTTGTTGAATGACCAACCTTCAGCCTGTACTTCCCTTGAGACTTCAAGCAAAGTCTGGTAAGCAATCGCAACGTCCGGGTTGGTTTGATCTAGGGTAGTAACAGGCGCTTGCCCACATGATTGCAGAATTTGATTTACAGCAGGTAGCTCCTGCGTTGCATTAGTGGTAGGAAAAGCCATTGAGTATCATTCTCAGTAAAGAATTAAAAAAAAAGGGGAGCCGAAACTCCCCCAGTATTGATAAAATTAAAGATCAGAATGCGGCAGGCTTGGTGCCGGTACCAGCAAACAGTTCCACGCAAGCAGCGGGGTTCAGGTAGTCAGCACCCATGGCAAG